TACTTGATGGACTCGTTGGCCAGGTCCATTCGGCACCTGGATTATAGAGTGCAGGAAGTATCATTTTGAGCGTGAGGCCTCGTATGAGATCCCCTTTGGGTGGAATTCTACATATGCTTGTTCCACCGTACGTGACGGTCTGGTCAATGAATGGAATGTCGTAGGCCTCGAGGACAAAGGGCGTGTGTCTCTTGTACACGCCTGAAAAGTACGTGACTTGTGGGTTCCCCGACAGGTACGCATCCTGTTGTCCCAAAGCTACAAGTTGAATGTAGCCTGCGGACATCTCTAATACATGCGGAGCATTTATTTAATGCACGGACCCGCGCCCCAGCCCACCTCGAATTTTAACTGAAAATAGAAGGAATGAGTCTTCAGCTCAGGAAGTTTGACCCGACGAAGATGGGGGACGACAAGGTTTGCGTATTCATAGGAAAGCGTGGTACGGGCAAGAGTACACTCGTCACTGACATTTTATGGCACAAAAAGCACCTTCCCGCGGGTATCGCCATGTCTGGAACCGAGGAAGGAAACGGGTACTACAAAAAGTTCATTCCAGACCTGTTCGTCTTTGGCGACTATAACCAAGACGCCCTGGAAAAACTCATAGAGCGCCAAAAAAAGCTCTTGGCCGTCGGCAAGTGTAGCCCTGTGTTTGTACTCATGGACGATTGCATGTACGATCGAAGCTTTATGCGAGACACCTGTATCCGCCAACTTTTTATGAACGGCCGTCACTGGAAGATATTCTTCATGATGACGACACAGTACTGTATGGATATGACCCCTATGATTCGAACGAACGTGGACTACGTGTTTGCACTCCGTGACAACGTTCGTCAAAACCGCGAGAACCTGTACAAGGCATTTTTTGGCGTGTTCAACACATTTGATCAGTTTTGTCAAGTGATGGACGCGTGTACTGAAAACTACGAGTGCCTCGTCCTTGATAACACGTCCAAGAGTAACAGAATTCAGGACTGTGTGTTCTGGTACAAGGCACCCATACGCCACGGCTTTCACGTGGGGTCTCCGGCATTTTGGCAGTACCATCAGAGATACTACAACCCACGAGCCGCAGCGGCGAGTGGGAACACTCAGGCGCCCATCAAGCGGCGCGGAGGGAGCGTCGTGGTTGAAAAGAAAGGCCACAAGTGAATTGCGCGTCGTACGTGGCGTTCTATTTTCGGTTTAGAATTTAGACATGTTGTCCTACGATCCAAACGTGGAATCTCTTTCGACACCAATCGAGGGTTCTGAACCACGTGAAATGCCCGTGAACGAGCAACTTGCTCGTCAGGCGCTCGTTCGTGCAGAGGGGGAAAATACGAAAATGGTTCCACAGGGTCTTTTGCGTGCACCTCCTCCCGAAAAAAACATTGATGAATCTCAAATGGCGGACTTTTCCACCCCAATCGAGGAGGTGATGCAAAACGACGTGATGGGATCACCCTACGCAAACCCTCAGGCGCCAACCGCCCCCCGGCGTTCGAACGTTGATGCAGGCCACCAGGGCGGAGAGAAACGGTCGTCGTCCAAAATTCCTTTCGGACTCACTGAGGAGCAGTTTCAGGCGGCGCTGTCCGGTGTCGCCGCTGTCGTGGCCTTCTCCAAGCCCGTTCAGGAGCGTCTCCGTTCCATGGTTCCCAAGTTCGTCGGGGAGTCAGGCGACGTGTCACTGACCGGACTCGGGGTTACGGCGCTCATCGCCGCGATCGTGTTCTATTTTCTGAAGAAGTTTCTGGCCGAGCAGATGTAGGGCGACCATCTCAGTCCCTCACTGTGTCCCCACAGTACCCACGCTCCCCTTGTTTTTCATAGAGCCCATTCTGGGTGCACAGAGCCTTGAGTTTTTCGAAATTTGTCCAAAACGCCGTTGTATGGTCATATTCGGGCACCGTCATGTGCGCGAGCTCGTGAATCAGTACGTACATCGCCGAGTTTACATCGTCTCCGTCCAGACAGATGTAAATCTCGTATCCCTTGTTGACGTTCGAACCGATGGGCCCCATAGACTTGTTCCACCCTTTCATCCCTGTAAGGATGGCAGGGTGCAAGACCCCTTTCCACATGGGATCCCCCGTCTTGCGAAGCACGTCCAGTGTCGCCTGGTACCGTCTCTTGAGCTCCGTGAGGGCCGGCGGTTCCGCGTGTGTTAGCCACAGTGCAAAGTTCAGCACGAACAAGACCACGAGGCCAATGTACCACCACATGACGGTCTCTTGTACTAGTCCGAGACTTTCTTGAAGACGAATCGCGAGTAGATATCCGAGACGTGACCATTTGGAACCAAAAGCATGGGTTCCCACCTGACGAGCTCGAGACCAACGAGCTCGAGGTCGTGGACCAACATATTTGCATCCAAAATTGGTTCTTCCCGCCCACCATCAGCATAGAAGGGGCCATCCACCAGACGGACGTGGAGTCGGCGACTCCCCCGACACACCTGAATCTCGTTTCCGAGCCCATCCTTGAAGTACCCTGTAGCGTCCGTGATTGCTTCGATCCTGGCCTTTTCCGGCGTGACGCCGATGAGGTGGCCCCCTTTGCGGAGCGCACACGCTATGGCCCGAATTGATTCTTTGTACGTTTTTTCATTTTCGAAAATGTAATGGAGCGAAAAGTTGTAACAGACCACATCAAAAGGGCCTGCAAAGGCGCCCTGGACAATCGTGCCCGTGCCCAGGAACCAGACGCCCAAATGCATATCGTGGGCTCGGTTCTCCGCCTCTTGGAGAGAGGTCTCGTCTGGGTCAATGGCAAAGACGACGGCCCCGACGTGTTTCCACTTGTGCAAATCGCCCCCGCGTCCGCACCCACAGTCCAGAACCTTGTCGCCTCGCCGGACCCATTGCTGAATAAGTTCGCGTTTGCACTCGTTGTGAAGTTTTCGAAGATGCTCACCCGATTGCGTCATTTTACTTAAAAAATTAGCGCTCGTCTCTTTTATATGGGGACTCTCGAGCAGGACTACCTGACTGTGCCAGGACAGCTTTTTGCGTGCATTTCGTTCGTGGGTCCAGACCTGCCTCAGCGCAATGAGAAGCTGGGCCTGAAGATTCGTGGGTGTTTCTCGACCCGCGACGAGGCGGCGAATCACGCCAAGCGGCTCCAAAAGGAGGATGCGCTCGTGGATATTTACGTGGTGGACATGTACAAGTGGCTCCTGATTCCTCCGGACCGTTCGCAGATTGAGGATACTCACTACCAGAACGATAAGCTGGAGGAGATTATGACCAAGTACCGCCAGAACCAGTCTGCAGCAGCCGCCATGTTTGAGAAGCGCAAGAGGGACATGGTGGCCAAGCCCCAGGACGGTCCGTTCCCGTACATTGACCCGGCCGACGAGAACTCCAAGTTCTATACCAAGCCGGACGTTCCGCCTATTCCGCACCCGGCAGATGTCGTGGAGGAGCTGCGCACGGAGTTTCCAGACAAGACGTTCGCCGAACTGGTCAAGATGGCGGACGTGCGCGTCCAGGAGGAGATTGAGCGCCGGCGCGCGGCTGACGGCCCGTCCATGACCATCGAGGTGGTTCCCGAAGGGGACGAGACCGTGGGCGGAGCCGCCGCCGACGACGAGGTTCCAGACACCGCCTAAAAAAAATGATTGAAAAAGAGTAGAGAGATATGGACCGCCTCACAGCACTTCCCACGTGGCAATACGTCTTCGTGGGAATGACTGGGTCTCTTGCGATTTTGACAAGTCTGTACATGCTAAGTCGTGGAAACATCGCACCTTTTGCCGTTGTGGCCATCCTCGTCTTGGTTCTTTATATGACGTACGTGCGTATGAAAGACGGCGTAGAGTCGCGGCCGCCGCCGACACAAGAGACGCAGTACACAGTCTTTCGAAGTATGGAACCTGAAGATCAAACTCGTGTAAACCCCTGGGTGGGTATTTTACAGGAGGATGTATATGCGAACCGAACCGGTCCAATTGGAAATTTTGTTGGGAACGATGACGTGACTCCGCGTGCACCGTTGTATCCGTTTATTTAGGATTGATGACAATGGGGCGCATACTTACCACGAGCACACCGATGACGATGCCGATGAGAATCAGGACAATGTGGTTGTCCTTGAGTAAATCAAATGAATTTTGGCGAGGAATTGGTGGGGGCAAAAAGTACCGGGGCTGTTCATCATACTCGGGAACCTCACTCTCGGGCCGACGGGGCGGTGGGAGCTGGACGTTTCTTGACGGCAACTGCTCGTCGCTTTTGGACAGAAACGGGAGGTTCTCCATCACTCTCAGAGTCACTCGTCTCACTTTTATCTGGTACAACAAATCCATCTAAATTTCCATCCTCATCAGCGTCTGACTCATCCTCCTCTTCGTCATCATCGGATGACGCCACGGATGATACTTCAGACTCGTCAGAATCGTAATCGTCGGCGGCGTAATCGTCCTCGACCTGCTCAACGGGCTCGTAGCGCACGGGGGG